ATGACATTGTGGACATCTTGCATTGCAAAATGTGCATAGATCTATCCATACATCTAAATTGCTTTTATCATAACTTCTTTTATACATTATTCCTTCAATGACTGAATATATGCTACATCCACTTTACCTTCTTGCATTAATCTTTGACGATTAGCAAGATGTCCAACTTCAATATCAGCTTTTGATTGTCCATGATATGGGACGGCATGACCTTCATCAATAAGAATATCGGTACACATACGTCCGTCAGGGGCAACAAAGTCACCAAGGACTCTACCAAACTTACCTTTCATATCTTCACCATCTTTATTGATTTCAGTCTTTAACACACCTTTAGACCCAAGAAGTTCTTGAAGTCTTGCTTTAGCTGCTTTACCAAAAACCTTTTCAACTTTATCGCTGGTACGAGACTCAGGTGTATCAATACCCATTACACGAACTCTTTCGTCAGTTAACACAATGCCAAATCCTAGATCAATATCTACATCAACAGTATCTCCGTCAACTACTCTATTAATAGTACATTTATATTCGTACATTATTCTTTTCCTTTTACATGCTTTGAATGAATTTTGCATCCAATAAATTCATTGTAATATTCATCATTAAAAAGGACTTCACGATCAAATTGTTCTTTTGCCTCGTAATAGCTCATAAGACCCTTTGTCTTACATAGCTTTAGTATTTCTCTTTTAAATCTATTTTCTCCATCATTTTCTACAAGCAACTTAACTTCTTCGTTTGAGCCATAGTAACTCATCCAATCAGATTGAGCTTTTTTTACTCTTCGTCTAGTTTTACCTTTTAAAGGTTTAAGTTTTCGTGTGGACCATAGCGTTTTTTTGCCGATATATTTTTTACCATTTGTTAAATCGGTAATACAATATACAAATCCAGCCAAAGACTCAATACGAGAATCGGTCGGATTAAACTCTTCACCTTCAAACAACCACAATATAGTATTCCTTAATTATAAAATACTATTTATATCATCAGGAAAGGGAAATTTATTTTTCATATCATTGTAATTTAAACATAGTTTTTTATAATCAAATCCCATAGGCAATGTTCTAGAAACAGCGATATCTTTAAAACTATTGTATTCAATTACTTTATAATTAAAATTACCATTACTGCATAGCCATTTAACCGATGATTTATACTTACTATATTTCTGTAGCCAATCTTCTAATATTCTGTCTGTTATTAAAAATTCCATTTCTATAGGCGCTGAATTATTTTTAGTATCACGAAATCTATGAGCGATTTTAAATTGTTGTAATGTTTGATAACTATAGCTAAGAAACACATCCCATGGATTTCTATTTAGAATATGTATTTCGTATTCATCAATATATTCTAATATATTATCAATAATGTCAGAAGGAAAATTGTAATGATTTTCATAAAAAATTTGTGGCATTATTTTCATAAAATAATGAATACCTTGAGTTTTTTTATACTTTAAATAGTCTAATTTATATTCTATATTATTTGATCCATTAATCTCATATCTTGGTAAAAAAAATTCTAATGCTCCTACAATTTCACCATCAAGAGTATTATGTACATTTTGAACAAATGTTAAATCGTATTTACTTTTTGTATAATTACAATATAAATTTGAACCATGTCTATGCGAGCATAGTACCTGTATCACTAGTCTTCATCTTCCGCATCTAATAATTGAGCATTTATTTCGTGTCCACAACATGGGCAATATTCAGGCTCTTTGTCTTCTGTTGATACTTGTGATTCTGCATCACAATAATCGCACTCGATATAATAGTGTAACATATAGGCTTCCTTACGCTTCGCAACTTGCACAGTTCATAATATCACGAACTAATTCTTGTGCAGGATTTGCTGATCTTTGATAGTAAAATGTTTTAACGCCTAACTTCCATCCTTCAATAATTAGCGCATTAACATCCTTTGCCGAAACATCTGGATGTATTAAAATATTTAATGACTGTGATTGATCGATATATTTTTGCCTTCCTCCGGCTTGTTGTACGATAGAAAGTGGAGTAATCTCACTAAAAGTTTTAAATACATCTTTTTCATTTTGAGTAAGGAAATCTAAATGTTGTACTGATCCTCCATGTTTAAGAATATCTACCCATACTTCTTCATTGTTTTTACCATGATCATGCAATACTGCTTTAAGATGCGGATTGCGGTACGTAAACTTTCCTTTAGCTAAATCTTTAGTAAAATAATTAGAAGCGAGCGGTTCAATAGATGGTGATACCTGACCTAGAATAAAAGATGAAGAAGTTGTTGGTGCAACTGCAGTTCTTGTTAAATTACGTTCACCAACACCAAGCATACCGGCAGGTTCACCATACTCAATGGCTAACTCTTTTGATGCTTCAAGAGACTTGTCATCAATAAATTTACTAATTTTAACAGAAAGCATGTGTGCTTCAAACGATTCAAATGCAATACTTTTAGATTGCAGATAAGAGTGCCACCCTAATTGACCAATACCTAATGCTCTCCAATGCGCTGCAAAATCGTGTGCTGATTTCATAAACGGAATATCAGCAGTCTTTTCAATATACTCTTCCATTACTGCATCAAGAAACCAAGTCATAGTTTCTACTGCGTCGGTCTCACACCATTCATCAAATGTAGCACAATTCATTGATGCTAAATTACAAACGAATGACCACTCCTCACTGGATGGCAAACATATCTCAGAGCAAAGATTTGATGCCCAAATAGAAATATCTTGGTCCTTTAATACTTGAGGCTTATTGTTATTTACGGTATCGCTAAAAAATAAATACGGATAACCAGATTCTCTTCTCTTACGAAGCACCCGTGCCCACACGGTGCGTTTTTCTGCATCACCGGCAATCATAGATTCCATCCACTCGTCTGAAATGCAAACACCAAGTGACAGATTAATAATTGAAGAACCTTCTTCACGACATTCTAGGAACTCCATAATGTCTGGTGACTCAATAGGAAGATATGCTGCACACGATCCTCTACGGACATTACCTTGAGCAACAACATCAACTGTGGTTTCAGCTAAATTCATAAAATGAACTGGACCATCTGCTGTTCCGCCTGATTTGATTTCTTCCCCGCGGGGCCGCAAAGCTCCAAAATACGCAGAAGTACCCGCACCCATTTTAGTTTGCATGCCAATCTCGGCAGTCTTCATGAGAATTGATTCCATATTGTCATTGACGAACACGCCATTGCATGAAATAGGAAGTCCTTTCTTTGTACCAAAATTAGACCAAACTGGTGATGAGAGGGAATAAAATCCTCTACTCATATAATCATAAAATTTATCAGCAAAGCCATCTTTATCAAGGATAGCCTCTGCAGTCTGAGCAATCATACGTACCCGCTCTTCTACTGTCATATTTCCATCGATATATCCACGACTTAAGAAAAGCCGTGAATCGTCGTTTGCCCATTCAAATCCCATTATATAATCCTTTAAAATAAATCATCAGCAGTAATACCTTGTCCCTTTGCATATTCAACAGGCCTCTTTTGAAAGAAGTCTGTCATATTAGCACCTAGCAACTCTTCATCAAACCAAAATGTTTGATCGATCTCATCTTGATTATATATAATCTCTGAACTATCAAATCCAATCTGATCTAAAGATTCTGCCATTCTTTTAGCAATAAAAGATTTAAGAATTGAAGCTGATAATCCATCAGTTTGGTATCCACCCATAATCCAATCAATGACTTTGCTTTCTGCTTTAAGAGCATCGATGCATTCTTCTCTTACACGGGCTTCTAATTCATCATCAAACAAATCAGGATACTCTTCACGCAAGGTATTAATCAATTTAATACCAACTTGAGCATGAAGCATTTCTTCGTTACGTGTATATTGTACTTGTTGAGCACAATCTTTCATCACAGCCTTATTGCGATTCATATGCATAATAATATAAAATTGACTAAACAGGCTTACATTTTCAACGAATAATGTAAACAACATAATTGAATAAATGTATTGCTTTTTATCATCTTTATAAACACGGTTATTATATTTACGCAAATAGTCTACACGGCCTTTGATTACTTTTTCATTTAAATTTTCTTCAAATACATGAGTCAAATGCAAGACGTCGAGGATTTTCTCATAAGCCATATTATGAATAACTTCTGAGTTAGCCATAGCATAACCCAAGTCTTTAATTGACGGATGAGGAAGATGGTTGCCCACGTCTGCCCAAAATGATTTGACAGCAATTTCGATTTGACCGATAGCTGACATAGTCTTAACAACAATCTCACGTTCTTCCGGACTTAGATCTGTTTTAAACTGCGAGTAATCAGAACGAAAGTTAAATTCATCCGGTGTCCAAAAACCTTTCCAAATAGCTTGAATAAAATCCTTTGTCCATGGATATAGGTCTGGTTTTCTTGAGATTTGTTCTTGAAATAACATATGATTTTCCTAAGCGTACTTTAGTTCCCTAGCAAATACATATTATTTGCCATGAATGTCTATATTGAGAGTGAGTTTTTTTAATTGGTACTATTATATATCAATATTAAAATTTTGTACAATAAAAAATGCGCATATCTTTTTAAAAAAATTAATATATTTAGTATATACATATGTACAAGTATACCATATCTTGATATAATAAGAGAGTATCTCTTAACAGAGGGAGGTAGTATATTATGCGTCAGAATAGTCTTTTGGCTGTATTGATGATATAGTATTTTTTCTATTACTAAGATTTCTATTATCGCCTGAAATTTTTGACAAGTCGTTTATTCTATTTTCTAATTCCTGAATCTTAGCAGCAATTTTTGGATTTACTTTTTTCCATGCTTCTGGATCTTGATCAAACCATGTCCATCCATATCTATCACGCAAATAGTCACATACTTGATCAAATTTTGAATATCCCCATAAACCTATTCTAGTATCTCTTATATAAGCTAAACAGGCCGCACCAAGAAGAGCTCCGGTAATGCTAGTGTAAATCCATAAGTAATCCATATATTATTCCCTTATTTATCTTTCTTATTATCTATATTCATTTAAACTAAATTTTGTTCCATTCATATGCATTTCACTACGTCCATTATTAGTATATACTAATGTCTCTGGATCATCAATTAAAAAATCACAATTTTTACAATATTCAGGATATTTACCTGTGCGATGTTGTTCTCTTAATTGTTCATATAATTTGCCTGCCATAATATCTTGTACAGTAGAATAGCTAATATGTCCCAATACAGCAGCACTATCATTTCCTAAAATCTGGCAACAAGGATGTACTGCTCCAGTTTTTCCATTATTCCCTCCGGCTCTTACTACAATATCTGGACTAAACGGTCGACCGCAAGTCTTTATTTCACCGGCCCTAGTATACTTCGGATTATACACGCCGCTCCAATTATGCATTTTCCATATTTCAGTGCCCACATCAGCACTATTTACTATTTTTAAATATTGTTCTACTTCATATTCTATATTTTGATTATTTAAAATTAAATGATAAGTTGCGACTTCTGTTTCCGATTTACTTTCAATAACATATCGTCTCATTTCGTTTAAGTTATTTATAACTTTATTAAAATTATTACTATTCATCCACTTTTTATATAAATCAGAATTATAGCCAATTATACTAAATCTAAAAAATGATAATCCAGCATCCACACAGTCCTTCATAAACTGGCTATGCATTTTAAACCCATTGCTAAAAATGTATGCTTTTGCATTATACTTCTTAACAATTTCAATATAATTTGGTAAATTAGAATTAAGAGTTGGTTCGCCACTACCATCTAAATTTACTACATTAAGACCTGATTCAGCGCATTGCGCAACAATATCCTCAAACATTGTTAATGGCATTTTTTTAAGCCATGCTTTACCCCTAGCCCCAGTAGTTCCATCAGGATTGGTTTGCGGACACATTTCACATGTATAATTACATCCGCCATTAATTTCTATAACTGCTCTATCAATTTTAAACATTATGAATCTTTACAAATATTAGTCTTCTACTATCACGGCTTTATCCATGGTTTTTTCACTTTCAATATAATAATTTTTATATGCTTGTATAATTGCTTGTTGTTGACCGACATACATTCGAATATCAGACATATTTAAACCCAATTTTCCATAATCATCTCCAGTTAATCCAAATAAAACTAGATCGTCGCCTGTCTTTTTTAGATCATCAAAAACTTCTTCATGATTATTTGGTGTTATTGCAACCCATGTTATATCACGTTGATCAATTTGATCTGCTTCTGGTAAAACAAGTTCAGGTCTTTCGACTGGTTTAGTTTTAATCTCTACTGTTTCGGGAAGCCTCTTCAAGTTGCTGCAACCGTTCAGGGTCAACAAGAGTATCAAACAACCAAGGGCATTCACGATTAAACGCTTTTCCATTTTCTGCTTCTCTTTCTTTTTCACTTAATGGAGCGCCAGACATTAATTCAAAACATCTTAATGCATTGGCAGTTCCCCTATTAATTAATCTTTCAACTACATCTGGCTTTTCAGCACCAAGCAACCCAAGATCTAAACTTTCTAATTTCTTTGCAAGTATTTTATTCCGGGTGCGTGTACGGGTCATTTGTTTATTAACGCTTTTTAATTCATTATTAACTGCTTGAATATCAGACTCAAGTGCGCCAATAGTATCTTTTTGAGTCTGTACAGCACCTTCAAGCTTAGCATTGTTTGCTGTTAATATTTCTATTTTTGCTTGCATATGATTCCACGTAGCATAGGCTCCATAACCTATAGAGCCTATTAAACCGATTACAAATATCATTATATAAATTTTAAGCATTAGTTATTGCCGTATGCGTGCTGTCTAAACTTAGTTAATAGAAGTTTTTTATTTTTATATCTTGTATCAAATGCTGGTTGAAACCTCCTCATAGGAGATTTTTTTAATCGAGCAGGGCCACCGGTTGGATTCATATCAACACTTCCTGCGCCAATAGATGTACCTCCAGCGGCTCCGATATCTTC